TGGAGAGCTTGGCTATCATAGATAGCTATTTCAGCGGTTATCAGTGTAATTTTAGTGTTTGATCAGAATCATGCTCTTTTATAGACCTCCGGTAATACCTCATTAATTTTCGCTCTATACGTGCTAACTTTGGCATTAGTAATACGCACATCTGGCGCAGACAAGTGAACTTGGGATGGCACTGATTGACGAAGTTCTGCCCTGCTTGTTGCGGCGTCTTTTGCATCCCATGAATCAATGAAGATTGAGTCTTTGGCACGTAATGGATGCTCTAAATCAAAAACTGTTCCCTTTCGAATTACAATTCGAACAATATCATATTCATAATCCAATAGGCTTTTTAGCCTACTAGATGTTTTAATGCTACTAGCGCTATTTAACCCAGAATTATTATCATCACCACTTAGTGGATCAACGAATACAGCTACTGATTTAGCTGCATTAACATTACGTTTAAAATCACCTGAAATAAAATCTAAAAACTGCCTTTCTGCATCAGATAACTTTTGGTTTATTTGCCCGATCTTGCCCGCAACTTCTTGCGCCAATGCTTGCGAAGCAAGGGTTTGCTCAGCTGTAGAGTTTTTTAACTCTTCAATTTTTTCAATTAAGCTCATTTCGAGCCCTCCATTTGTCTTAATTGCTCACTAAGCTGCATACTCCAGTGAGCTTGTTTAACCAAAGCGGTTTGGCCTTTGACAAACGCAAGACCGCCCATTACAAATTCTTTGTCTAAAATTAGGTTTAGGTTGTTGGTACCAATAACAACGGTAATGCTGTCTGTTGGTAAAGCTTCAATGCCCAAAGTGAACCATTGAACTACCTTTACAGCTGGCGTTCTGTAACCAAGTAGCTTGTTTGCTTGGCTATATACACCCAGTAATACATCACCGCAGAAAATACCTATTTCTCTAATCTCGTATTCAAGCTCGCCAGCAAAGGCACCAGCTACTCTGAGCTGTTTGCCTTGGTCTTCGTAATCAGAAATTTCTATGCGCTCTTCTTCTCGGCTAAGCGATGTTTGATTTTTTGAAGGTGTATAAGCATGCGAACCAAACGCCATGTGCGTGATTTCAGCTTTTAAACCCTTGTCTTTGGCAGATAAGCAAGCGGCTAAACCTGCTTCTGTAAATTGCAATTTAAGGTGCATTACACAACTCCATTTAATGAAATATCAGAAAAGATGATTTGATTGGCCACAGCACCAAGCTCAATAATGCTTTGGGCTGGGTATGGCTCTGCAGCTGAAAATGAAGCTTGATGATCAGCAAAATGCGTTTGATGATTTACGCCATACACTTTTAAATTTTCACTGACGAGACTGGGTACCAATGGAACTGCTTCTGCAGTGAAATCGGTATAACCAATGCCATCATTAACAACGCCAGCGAGCCCGAATTGCTCTTCGAAAGCAATGCCAAGTTCTAAGTCAAAATGAATGCTGCCGCGTTTGTGTGCTCGAATTGCTTCTGTGACCATTTCGAGCATTTCTTTGGTAAACAACGTGTTTTGGTCACTGGTAAAATTTTCTGTCAACATAGCCAATACTTTCATGGTTCCTGGTTGGCCGTTTGCTTTTGCCTCCCACCATTCCAGCATATTGGTGCGAATGCCTAAGTTATTAAGCGCTCTTTGTAGCGCGTATGGTGTACCTTTGTGTTTATGTACGTCGAATGAGTTAGCGACTACGGCGCGTTTAATATGCTCTGGCCAACTGTCTTCCCAGTGGTCAACTGAGTAAGCCCAGGCAAGCCAAGGCAACAATTTAAATGGGCATTTTTCTGGGTCCCATAAATCTTGAATTTGCACATCAATATCGATTGCATTAGCAATGACTTGCTCTAGATCTCTTTCTAGTTTGGTGGCGTTCGGCGGTAACAGTGAATCAAAAAACTGCATGCTAGGTTCCAACACTGATGTTGACGCTTGTGCAATAAGCAGCTTGATACGCTTCGATTGTTACATTATTCGCTGGTTGAATGATGTTTACATCGTTTACGCCAGATTGATGCAGTGCTTTGTAAATACCAGATAAAGTGATACTCGCACCTAATTTGCGCTGTTCTAGCTGGTATTTAGCTAAGGCTTGGTTAGCAGCTGCAAGTACGACTTGTTTGTCTGGCCCAGGCATAATGTTTAGTGTTGCCTCAATGGCGTAATTAATGATTTCAGCGCTTTTTACTGTTACGCGGTCACCTTGTGGGCGAATTTTACTTGGTGTTTTAAGTTGTGCTGTGCCGTCATCGGTCAGGCCAAAGTGATTACGTATTTTTATCAGCAAGTCATTGGTTGGTAAGCCTGTTTGTGTGTGCGCCAACACAACAACAACCATTTCACAGGGTGCAGGGCTGTATGCGTCTGCATCTAGTACTCGGCCATCTGCGCCAAGTGTATGAAAAATATAACCGTCAACACTGCCAGCGGTATTAAGACCGTCAAACGCCAGTTGAACACGGCGCTTTAATGCATCGTCACTTTCTAATACTGCAGGTGTTGGCGGATTGGTTGCTGGATTCTCAGGTGTAATTACCAGTCGTTCAATGTTGTAGTTAGATGCAAACGCTTCGAGGTCTTTACCAAATGCAGAGGCCAAAATATTTGCACGTGTTGCCTGGTTAACTTTAGCAATTAAATGCATTTCTCTATAAGTGAGAATTTGCAGCTGCTTTGCTTGTGGATCTGAATCGAATTGCAGCGCCTCTGCATAACTTGGTTCGATGCTAATAAGTAACTGTTTATTTTTCTCGTAGAGCTGTTCGAAGTTCAGTTCTTCGATAATGTCTGGCACTGGTACTTTTGATAAGTCGATTAGCTTAGGCATATTGCACCTCGATGCGCTCATTGCGATCTGTTACTAAATTTATTTGTAATTTGCCGTTTAAATCGGGGGTTGAAAGCTCAACTTGTTTAATGGTTACGCGAGGCTCCCAGATAGTCAGAGCAGTAATGATTGCTGCAAATATGCGTAGTCGTGTTGCGCCATTGTGTGGCTGGTCGAGTAATTGGAATAACTCTGAGCCATAGTCACGGCGCATTACACGCGTACCAATTGGCGTTGTTAAAATATCTTCAATGCTTTGCTGAATATGGGCGGTTTCTGTGACTAAGCAGCCTGTTTTACGATTTAAACTGAAGTACTTCATACGGGTGTGCCTGCTACGTCTGAGCCTGCTTTAACACCTTCATGGCCATGCTCGCCAAACTCGATACCATCAATTTCAATACCGCCTGTATTGGTCATGTGGCCAGTGTGATTGATTGCGCCATTTAAAGTTGAATCACCGTTAATGGTGACATTGCCGTTTATGGTGTTTTCTGGGCAGTCGATTTGAGTACTTTCAACTACTTCAATTAATGCGGTATTGATACCCGATATTCTTAACTGGCTGGTTTCAGGGTCATATTCAAACACTGCACCGTCTGGGAATGTGGTTCTTAACCTGGTTTCGTGGTCGTCTGGTACTGGGTTTTGGTCGCTGTTAAGTGATGGCAAAACATAAGCATTACTTAGGTCACCACTAAGAGAGAATAAAATTACTTGCTCGCCAATTGATGGGCGCCAACTTGTTTTTGCTGTGCCGGCACGCATGGTTAAATACGGGCGAAAGTCAGTGGTTATTTCGCCCGTTGTTACACGACAATAACCCGATTTAACTTCGGCAACTGTGCCTAGTCTTATCAGGTTATCTATGCGTCGTTTTAATTCTGCGATTTCAGCGGCAATGTTCATGCCGCTATGGTTGCTAGTTGGTTTGGTTAGAGCAACAAACTAGAGGGGTATAAGTGGGTTTATAGTTGTTTGTAAACAAAGCTAAAGTCGTGAATGAACAATAAAAGCTTAATTAATTTTATCATCCATACACTTTATTATTTTTAGGAGTTATTTTTATTTAATTTCGAAAGCCATAAAGAAACAAAGGTAACCATATGCAACGTACCTAATATAGCTTCACTCGAAACAATGTAACGAGCAACATCGTTTTTTGGAATAAACTCTCCGAAGCCTAGAGTAGTAAATGTAACTATAGAAAAATAAGTTGCTTGGGCAATATTACCTTCCCAAACTATTGAGCCACTACTACCAATAAGGTCAAAGAACGCATAATAGAATGTGTAAAAGGTTATGATTAACGCACCCACGATGATATATAAGAAAATTAAACTTGCCAGCTGAGAACTCTGAATATCTTTATATTGTGAGTGAAGTGAATAAATATAATACCCATAAGCAAAAACTACTGAAACTATACATCCAATTGCTATGATTAATGAAGATTCTTTAGCAAAAAAATGCTCAAAAATCATAAGTGTTATAAATGCTACCCCCCATGAAATTATTACCCTAATTATAGCTTTAGCATTTTTGAGTTGTTCATCATTAATTGAAGGGATTGATATATTCATAAATACTCCTTATTTATGGCAGTTCACGAATAATTGTTTAAAAGAATGAAATAACATTCAAAACGGTTAACATTTATTAAAATGTTACATAGAAAAAGTTCATTGTAAACATTAAGTTATGCTTGGTAAAAATTGATTTGAGTGGCGAACACAAAGTTAATTACTTAGGTGCCTAATTATCGTTTCTTCAACTATCTGCTGTTCTTCTTCAGAAAACCCTAACAACTGCCGTTCTGGGTATTGCACTTGAATATGATCATTCACTTTTCCACGTAAACCATATTGGTGTTGCCTGGCAATATACGCCATTAAGCCAATAAAACCTGTGCTTGCTGTATTCTCGCTGTACTTTGGCTTTAAATATTTTGTGCGAATGAGTTTTTGGAACATCAATTTGTTTTTGATGCTGCCTTTTTTATTGCGCCAACTTGGTTGAGGCTTACGTGCTTCAAAGTTACTGCCATCGGGGGCTTTGTTTTCTTTGATACGTTTTGCTTGGCTGGCTCTGAGTTTTCGAGAAATATCACGGGCAAGATGTTTACGTTCTTGCGCTGATAGCCGCTCGATTAGGCCATCAAACAACTCATTAATTTGGTTTAGGTCGTTGGTGGCCACGGCGTTGCGGCTCCGTTAGTGAATAGCGTCCAGTCGATGTCATCTTCAAAGGTAGGCTCTGGCAAATGCTCAACATGTAACCCATTTTGTTGCTCAGTGACTTTAACGCGCTCGGTCAATTTAAGTTTAATTTCAAGGTCAAACGAAGCATGATTAAGCAATTCTGCTTTGAATTGAAAGCCGTCTTTTCTGCGTTCTTCGTTTTGCATAAGTTCAGGCTGGTTTTGTGCTATCCAGCCAAGTAAAGGAATGATCACATTATCTGCGTGCGTATTAAAATCTGTGATAATCACAACGCACGTAAATTGATATTCAAAACTTAGGTTACCTGCTGCAGCTGTGGCGGCAATATTGCCATCTTCAATAAATACGTGCAGGTTTTCGGGGTTTTGTTTGAGTGCTGCAATACTGTTACTTAATAGAGTTCGAATTTGGCTCGGCTTATTCATTTTTCTTCCTTTAGCCTTTGCTGGCACTCGATGATCATATCGACCTGTGCTGCGCAATCGTGCCAGGCTTGTTCGATAATGCTGATTTCACTGCTTAGGCTTTCGTTTGTTATCGGTTTGCTCGCTGGTAACCGGCACGGTATGACGATTGGACAGCCATTGACGGAATTGTTCACTGCCTGTAATTTCTGGCCGCTGGTGCAAGCTGCTAATAGGCTTAGGCAGCAAAGTATTAGCCCATGCTTTAACATCATTTAGTTCTCGCTTTAAGTCTTGAATGGTTTGTTGACGGCTTGAAGTAGCACTGTTTGCTTTTGCAAGTTGTAACCTTAACTTAGCTTGTGCTTTTTGGTTTTCTTCAGACAGCTTTTGCATTTTGGCAAGTGAGGCCGATGTGGTTTGCAGTGCAGTAGTTACAATGCTTTTTTCAAGCTGCAGCTTTTCAACTTGGTTGGCTTGGTACCAAATAAACCCACTACACAAAGTAATAATGCAAACAAGGGCTACGGTAATGTAGCCCTTTAGTTTTGCTGATATAGCACTAAGCGGCAGCATTGTCTGACTCTGGCATAAATTCGAGGGCATCTGCGTATGCCTGGCTTAACTTTGCATCGTACAGATTCTTTTTATAATTAGGCCCGTTATAGCGTTTAGCAAACTCTGCCCACTTTTGGCCTTTGAGTGCTTTATGCATGTTGGTGTCTGCTTTGATGAATTTAACCAACGCCAATAACTGATTACGCTCTGAGATTTCCATATCCAATTTAAACGCATCGGCTGATTCATAGCCAAGTAAATTGAAGTGATAGCCCATCAATTGGAACATACCCCAACTGCAGGCGCTAATTGCTGCTTCTTTATTTAGCAAGTAAGCAATACTGAATCTTTGATATTCGGCACTGCCGCCCGTGTAACCACCTGGCTTTTGATTACAAACATTGCTGTATTTTTGCGATAGCACTGCAGCAAGCGTTTTATCTTTTTTGCATACTTCACGGTAAAACACATGGCGCTCGAATAGCATACTTGGTCGACCACATTCAAAGAACCCACAGCCATTTGATTCAACTTCGGCAACTGCAGCAATGGTGGCAACACTTACCTCTAATTCGCTGGCCGCAAGTTCAATATCGCTGAGCGATAAAAACTTGGCTCTGTGCTCATTATTTAATACGGCCATTGTGCGTTTGCCTGCATAGCCGGTTATTGGTAAATGCACTTTACGCTGATAGCTTGCAACTGCAGCTGCGGTGAGTTCGCCAAACCAGCCATCAACTTCTAGTGAGGCACCATTTTGATTTAGCATGGTTTGAAGGTCTTTAACCTGTTGGCTTTTACTGCCGATAGTTAATTTCATTTTTGGTTCCTTTTCAGAGATAACACAATGGCCACGTTGCCTTTAGCTCGCATAAGCGCAACGAGTACTATTAATTTAAAAAAGAGATCTGCAGCGCTTGGCGTGTCGATAATGTGATAAAGACGCAACACAATATCTGAGCCTGCTGCGACGGTGATCACATAGGCAATTGATGCAATGCCTAGTCGGTATGTGCCTGTTCGTACGAACAAAGCCGTTCGTAATACGATTGCTAAGCAAATTAAGGTGTTGGCAAATAACATTACTTACCCCTTGTGCCACGAATAAACGATAAAACGCTTTTGGGGTCGTCCATTAAGCGCATTAAGTACTGCACAAAACGAACAACACAGGCTGCGGCTATGAGCGCCCCCATACCAGAGCTGATTTGTAATGAGTCGGGTAATAAATGACTTATCAGCACAGTTGACCAATTGGCACAGACTAAGCCACCAAAAAATGACACGATAAACAAACCAAACTTTTTTAAGCTGCTTAACTGGTCGTTTGAAATTATGAATAAAACTGCACCTGTAAACGCGCCAATGATGGCTGCAGGGTCAGTACCAGGAATTAAAGTGAGTACGCTCACGGCGACTAATGCTTTGGCTGTTGATATTGGCTCACTCATAATTAATCCCATAATTGAATTAGGTTTTTTGTCGATGCTGGCTTTGCAATATTTGGCAGCAATAACAAGGTATTTGTTGGTAGCACTGGCGATAAAAAAGCAACGTGTGGATTGGCTTCAATCACTTGTTCTGTGATACCTGCGGTATTGCCATAATGTTGATGGCAAATTGAGTCGACTGTTTCACCTTGCTTGGTGTAAATGCGCTGTGCTAATTCCATTAGATAAGCTCCACGGTTACATGGCTCTCATCTAAAATGTCGCGAATTGCTATACGACCATCACGCTTAAATGATGTTGCAGAATCTTCGAGGTCTTCAACGTTCTTGGTGCCTTTGGCTGTTGAGTCAAAATCGTTATAGCGTTCGATTAGGTTTGCTTTGGCAAAGCAATAAACTGCGCGTTGATATAAATGCAGTAACTCGCTTTTCTCATTAATTTGTTCTGCAGGAATGTCTTCGAGAACACTGTAGCCATCTGATTGTTGTGTAAGGCGCCATTCTTTTAACTCTTTGTTTACTTGAATAACTGCGCTTACAACCGCATGTTCTAGACGTTCATTGGTGACTGTACCGTCGAGTCGCATTACCGCTCTGACGTCTGATAATTGAATAACTGGCCAAAAATCGCCTGATGTAATGTCTTTATTGTCTGCTTGAGTGTTTGGCTCTGTAGCAATAAACATGGGCATTTCCTTTTGTGTGCGGTGGGCTGGCTTTAGCAAATTATTAAATTTACTTAGCCAGCGCCGCACGGCTTGCGAGGGTCGCTCGGTTAACCAGCCTCTGGCTCTGTTTGGTCAGAGGTACTTTCGGTTGTTTGGGTATCTGAAGCGGCTTTCTTTAGCTCACGTTCAAGCTTTTCAATAAACTTTTTAACACCTACTTTTGGGTTAAGAGTTAAAGCTTGTTTGTATGCTTCGATTGCTTTTTCAGGTTTGTTTTCTGCTTCTAGCGCTTGGCCAAGTTGGCGGAACAGCTTTGCACGTGCTTGGTCGTACATGTCGTGCTCTGCAGTCAGTGCAACTAATTGGCCCAGTACTTTTGATGCAATCGCATTTTCAGACTCGAATAGTCTGGCTGCGGTTTCTGCGGTTTCTTCTGCAAGTGTGCAAGCAAGCGTTCGTTCAAAACGGTCTGGCAAAGCAAGGTCATGCTGCAGTGCATATTGTGCAAGTGGTAGCGCTTGCTCAATATTGCCGGTATCGATGTACCAAAGCAGAATTGTTACAAATACTTCGTCTTGAACGCCTGAATTACCTTCTAATATGCCGTTAATATAAGCTTCGTATTCGGGTAAAAACTTGGTTTTTGTTTCGAGCTTTCTATCGAGTGACTGTACGCGCTTTAAAGTACGGCGGTGCTCGGCCAGTTGCATTAGCATGAGTTCGTAGTGATTTTGAGCACGCGCATTGTCGTGCTCACTATCGCCACGTTTCGCCGCTAACACTTTGCTAAAATGCTTTTGTGCTGGTGATGACATGACTTACCTCTACTTAAACTCGATGTTTTCAGCAAATGCTGCTAAGCCATAATCTTCGACTACATAGGCATCGTTTGACGATTCGAAGTTTTCGATTTGGTCGCGTTTAGCGTTGTCGATAATTGCACGACGACGTGTACCTTCTTGGTAATAGATACTTAGGTTATCTAAGCGTGTTACTAAGATGGCATTAGCTGGAAAGCTTGGCACACGAACAGCAGGTAAATTACCTATGCGTTTTTGACCGATGATCATATCTGCAGCTGCTTGCTCTGAAGGCGCATGATTTTGGTTAACGATTGGGAAGTATTTATCTGCAAGCAATTTGCGACCACAGATAACAACCAGATCAGTATCGTCTTGATACCAAGGGTCGATCATGTTGTTAACTAAGTCGAATACCAGTGCATCGAGGTTTCCGTAATCGGCACCGCTACCGATGATAATTTTACCAGAGTCTTCAACAACTTCTGCCATGTGACGTTCCGGTGCATACTTGCGGATTTTCTCTAGCCAGCCCACGTTTACGTCTTGCAATAATGGATTTAACGCTCGGTTTGAACTTGCTGCACGGCTAGTACCATTAAAGCCAATCATAATGCGGTCGAGGGCTTGGCGTTTTAAAATGGCATCTCGAATACGAGTTTGAAAGTCTTGGAACTTGGCCCACATATCCAATTTTGCATAGCGTAAAGCGGTATCAAAATTGGTTTGCGTACACTTGTAACCATGTGCATCGATATTTGTTGGATCAATTGGTTGACGGTCTTTTTGTGTTGTATCAGTAGTGCTGGCAATGGGTGTATTGATACCCAAGCCAAGCTTTTCGCCTTCAGCTTCTTCAACCGGCACAATGTTAATGCGACTAAGAAAGTCTGAACTCTCTTGCATTTTTGTTTCGAGGGTTTGTTGAATCGTTGGCGAGACTGTAAATTTAGTTTCTGCCGACTCTACGCTGTTTAATGTTGCGATTTGTACGCAAAATGCTAGATATGCGGTACGTGTTGCGTTTTTCATTGATGTTGCTCCTTAGCAATCAGTTTGAACTTGGCCATCGCCGCCAGTTGCTGGGGCACGGTGTTGACCGCCAGACTCTTCGGCAATTAACTGCTCTTTGAGCGCGCTAAAGTCTTCTTTTAGCTGGTTATGCTCTTCAAGTAGTTCGGTGTAATTTGAATTGGCTTTTTCAAGCTGCTGGATTGTGCTTTGCTCGAAGTTTGAGAAAGACTGCGCTATCGCTTCAACGGCTTGGCTTATCTCAGTGAAATTACCGTTTGTTTGCTTTTTGTTTTGGCTTATCAATTCTTTTACTTTGGAAAATAAACCGCTTTCTTGTGGCTGTTCTTCAACGTCTTCGAATTCAAGCTTGGTTTCGATGGCTGCTGTAAATAGATTCTCTGGCTTCAATTTTCTTTCAGTCAAAGGGTTAACTTTTGCTTTTGAAGAAAACTCGAGCATTTCGGTGCCCAGTGAAGCTGGCGAGTCGGTAACCGCTAAGCCAGTTAAATAGCACTTACCCGTTTTTGCAAAGTCTGGGTCTATCTCGACACTGGTGTAGATTTTCTGGCGCTTTTTGCTCATGGCCAGTAAGTCATCGGTTGGGTCTATTTGCGCAAATAATGCGAGCTTTCCGTCTTCAACTTCTTCAGTTTTAACTGCACGAACATCGCCATAGGCTTTGAATGGACTATCGGGTAATACGCCTCGAATATGCTCAAGCCAGACACGTGCACCATATTTACCCGTATCGTAAGTTTCGGCCATGTCTTCAATCCAGCTGCGCTCGACTACGCGACCGTCGGTTGTGTCGCCTTCAGTAAAAACTCTGAAGAACTTTGATACTTTTTTAGCCATTGCGTTGTTCCTTTGTGGTGGTTTAGGCGCTTAATAAAGTTGCTTGTATGGTTAATAGTCGGGCTGTATGGGTCAACGCGTGAGAATTGTATAGCCTGCGCTATACCGCTAAATACAAGGGGATTTGCCTGTTTAGCTCTTTAAACTGGCGCAATGAAACTAAATCCTGAACACAATCAAAGACAGTACGCTAAAAACCTTTTTTGGCAGGGTTGGTCTGTACGTGAAATAAGCAAACATATGGATTTGCCTGAATCTACAGTATCGAGTTGGAAGAAACGCGATGGCTGGGACGATGCAAAACCAATCGACCGTGTTGACTCTGCATTAGAGATGCGAATGCTGCAGCTGATAGCCAAAGAAGATAAATCGGGCAAAGATTTTAAAGAAATCGATTTGCTGGGTAGGCAATTAGAACGTATTGCACGCATTACTCGATATAACAATGGTGGTAACGAGGCCGATCTTAATCCGAACGTTCAAAACCGAAACGCAGGCGAAAAGAAAAAGGCGAAGAAGAACTTTATCAGCGAAGAAGATTTAGAAAAGCTGATTGATGCCTTTAACGATATTGTTTCTAAGTTTGACTATCAGCGCGAGTGGTACCAAGCAGGCTTAACACACCGAATTAGAAACATTCTAAAAAGCCGGCAAATTGGTGCGACTTTCTTTTTTGCTCATGAAGCAATCATCGATGCATTAACAACTGGCCGTAACCAAATATTCTTATCTGCAAGTAAAGCCCAGGCGCACGTATTTAAACAATACATTCTGCAATTTGTTAAAGACACGGTAGGCATTGATTTAAAGGGTGACCCAATTGTTTTAGACAATGGCGCCACACTTTACTTTTTAGGTACCAATGTAAAAACAGCTCAGTCGTACCACGGTAATTTATACCTGGATGAATACTTCTGGATTAATAAGTTTCAGGAGTTCAGAAAAGTCGCCTCTGGCATGGCCATTCATAAGAAGTGGCGCCAAACTTATTTTTCTACCCCGTCATCGATAAGTCATGAAGCATATCCGTTTTGGTCTGGTGCTTTGTTTAATCGAGGTCGTCCAAAGTCTGAACGAATCGAGGTTGATGTTTCACACCAGGCACTAAATAGAGGCCGCAAGTGTGAAGATGGCCAATGGAAGCAGATTGTTACTGTTGAAGATGCCATTAAGAAAGGCTGCGATTTATTCGACCCAGATACACTGCATCTAGAGTACAGCCCTGAAGAACACGCGAACCTTTTAATGTGTGAGTTCGTGGACGATACGCAGTCGGTTTTCCCTATGACGATGATGCAGCGCTGTATGGTAGATAGCTGGGAAGTTTGGTCTGACTTCAAACCGTTTGCACCAAAACCGTTAGGCAATCGACCCGTTTGGATTGGTTATGATCCAAATGGTGGTGGTAATGGGGATAATGCAGGTTGTGTTGTTATATGCCCACCATCGGTGCCCGGTGGTAAGTTCCGCGTTATTGAAAAACATCGCTGGAACGGCATGGACTTTGAAGCACAGGCAAAAGCAATCAAAGGTTTATGTGCTAAATACAACGTGCAATTTATCGGTATCGATAACACGGGTATTGGCGAAGCCGTTTATAAACTGGTTAAAAAATTCTTCCCTAAAGTTACGCCATTTAAGTACAGCGTACATCTGAAAAGCCAAATGGTTATTAAGGCCCATGATGTTATCAGCAAAGGCCGCTTTGAATTTGATGCTGGCTGGACTGATATGGCCCAGGCATTTATCAGTATTCGAAAAACACTTACCGCAAACCAAAAACAAGTCACTTATGAATCAAGCCGAAGCGAAGAAATCAGCCATGCTGATATTGCTTGGGCTGCTATGCATGCACTTTATAACGAGCCATTGGATTCCACTGGCAGCACAGGATCAACACTGGAGATTTACGAATAATGGCAAAAGAAAATAACGCTGAAAAAAAGCAGCAAATTGAAGCATTCACTTTTGGCGAACCGACACCGGTTTTAAGTCAACGCGAAATTTTTGATTACCTGGAGGCAATGAATAATGGTAAGTACTATGAATATCCGCTTTCATTAAATGGCCTAAGCCGTTTATACAGAGCTGCAGTTCATCATGCCAGTGCAATCCAGGTTAAGCGTAACATTCTAAAAAGCTGTTTCATTCCACATCCAAAACTTAGCATGTACGAATTCAGTGCATTGGCCTTAGATTTCTTGGTTTTCCAAAATGCTTACCTGCAGAAGATTAAAAACAGAATTGGTGGTGCATTAAGTTATAAACGCATGCCAGCAAAATTTACCAGAGTTGGTTTAGAACCAGGTGAATATTGGTGGTTACCTAACCTTAGAGAAGAACATGTCTTTTCTGGTGATACTGTATTTCACATTAAAGAGTCAGATTTAAACCAAGAGATTTACGGCGTACCAGATTACGTGGCAAGTATGAATTCATCATTATTAAACGAAAGCGCCACACTATTTAGACGCCGATACTATGAGAACGGTAGCCATGCAGGTTTTATTATGTGGTTAACCGATGCTGGCGTAGATGAAAAAGACGTTAAGAATTTAAGAAAAGCGCTACGAGAAAGCAAAGGGCCAGGCAACTTTAGAAACTTGTTTATGCACTCGCCTGGTGGTGACAAAGACGGCATGAAGTTGATACCCGTTTCTGAGATTGCAGCTAAAGACGAATTCTTAACTATTAAGAATGTAAGCCGTGATGATCAACTTGGTTCTCATCGTGTACCACCTCAGTTAATGGGCATAGTTCCTGGCAATGTCGGTGGTTTTGGTGATGCAGCAAAAGCAGCTGAAGTATTCGATGCAAACGAATTGGAATGTATACGCTCGTCGTTGTTGTCGGTGAATGATTGGGCTGGTGAAGAGATTATTAGGTTTAAGGGGTATAAGTTGGCGAGTGGTGATTAGGGTTAGGTTTTAAAAGGACAGATTCGATTAGAGTGGTTTAATCGAATCTGATTGTTGCATTTGAAATAAACTTTAGTGTTATGTCTCGCTGGAAGAGATCTGCATGCGAGCCATTTTTAGCTACGATTTACTTTTTATATTGTTCCTCAGCGCAATAAGTTAATCGAGCTTTGACAAACTCTAAACTTTCTAGGCTTTTGTAAAGAGTGTCTCGGCTAACTTGTAAATCAGAATGGTGAACGATTGAATTTCTTAAGTCATTTAGTTCAATTATAAGTGGGACAAGGTCTTCCGAAATAATTCTTTCTTCTGTTAGGTATTTAACTAAATTTTGTGGAGTGTTAGCACGATTCTTATCTTCGCGATGACCTCCGTTCGTATAGAACAAATGTATTAGCAAGTCATTAACTGTGTTCCAGCCATTTAAGATATGTCCATAAAGTTCATTCATATTAATAGCAATATTTTCTGCTACATCTTCTTTCTCAGCTTCAGATATTTGTACTTTATCCAAATTTTCAATAGCCTGAGCAAGCTTTTCTTTTACTTCGATCGCTAACTTGTAAATGTCTTCATAATCTCCATTACTAAGAAATTTATTATGAGCAACCTTACACCTTAGTTCGTACAACTTTTTCCATCTTGTTTTGATGTAATCACTTTTGCAGTCAACGAATGGAGAAAAATACCTTTCCCAGTTAGATTGAGGAACCAGCTCTTTTAGCTCCTCTAAGTTGAGCTCTGCAATATCTGTTGCTTTTTCCAACTTTTCAACTAGTTGTCTCGAGTTTGCTGTTGAGTACTCTTTGAATAAGAAATTGGATAATTGAATAAAGTCCGCTTCATAAAGATAGTTTTGAGAATGTGCATTCGTTTTGCTCTTGATTGATTCTGAGACCTCCTTGGGAACCGCATCTTTTATCCAAGCTAGACCTATACTTGTTAACATGAATTTCGTAATTAGCTTACGCATCATATTCTCAATTTCATGAACAATCGGATATGCCTTATTGGCAAGCTCGCTACTTATATCGTCCCATAGTATTTCTGGTGGTTTTTCGCTAGCTTTTGAAAGAATCGTACGAACTGACTTAAGCAACTCTTTAAATTTGTCTAAGTTTTTTTTGTCATTACATTTCAGTTCGATATGGAAAAAGCGCTGCTTATTTTCATGAATTTCGCCAGATTGAACATCGTAATCAAAAGATACACCATCGAAATCTATTTTCCCTGCATTAATACTTACGTTATCGTAGGATTGAAGAAGATTATTAAAAGACGATACTGAGTTACAGAAATTCTCTTTTGCGTTTATAACTGTAAGATATTCTACTTTGTATTTATTCATTATTCCCTATATCTTTTGTATTAATCTATGAAGAAGGTAAAAAGTTGATAGTGAGCTATTAGATAAGGTTTGAACCTCGGTTTTGCTCACATGTATGAATACTATACTTTTAACAGAGTTAATAAACTATTGCTAGATACAGTGAAAGTTTAAATAGGAACTTATAATATTACAAAAAAACCACCTTAAGGTGGTTTTTTTGTGCCTGTAATTCACCTGGGTTTTCACCCGACGCGCGCCGTTGAACCCACGCCACGCCTGCGCGCTTTATGTGTTGAAAATAATGCAGTCATGCAAGCAAAAGAAGACAAGTAATTACTGGGGCTCTAGCCAGTTACCAGCAGTGAATTTACAACGCAAAAAAACGCAAAAGTAACCAAACAAAACATGCAGCAAAAATTGAATGCTTTTCTCTGTGAACTGGGGAGGGCTTCGGAAAAAGGTAACATTGGTTATGATGTGTTTTTAGGTAAGTTAACCAGCTGATTTTAAATAAGAAATGAGGTAACCGTAAAAAGGTAATTTTAGGTAACCTAAAAGGTAACATTTGGTTATGTGTTTGATATTAATGAATTTTATTTATTGAAGATATTACCATTTAAAAAGGTAACATAGTTACTATTTAGTTACCATAAATGTTACCTTTTTTGCTTTCTAGAAAGTGCATAATAATCAAAGCTTTACGATAGTATTTTGAAAAAGGTTACCAATGTTACCTTTTTCCGAAGCCCCCCCTGACTCATGGAGGCCTATATAAGCGGATGGATAATATACATTACTTACTGCTGGTAACTCTGCTGTTCTGAAGCTCATGGCCACAACCACATTGCAGTGTATTAATAAGTGTTTTTTGACTGGGGTTTTGCACTTATTTTGCACCTATTTTGCACAAGGTGATTTTTGATGTTTGAAATACCTTTCTAAGTTATTGAAAGGTAGGGGAAAAGCTGGTCGGCATAGCAGGATTTGAACCTGCGACCCCTGACACCCCATGACAGTGCGCTACCAAGCTGCGCTATATGCCGACTTGCTAGCAACT